AAAGCATCAGATACTCTTGTAGCTACTGCTGGAACAGCAAGTTCGCTAAACATAGTTATAACCGTATCAGAAACATTTACAGGATAAAAATAGATGGCAGATGACGCAACCATAACATTATCAGCAACTGTATTACCTGATGAGATAGCTAAAACGATAGCAGGGACTATGACTTTAGCTCCAGCAGATGCGAATGATAAATGGTACTATAAGTTTACTTCTGTATCTAATTCGAGTACGGATTTAATCGCTGGCTATTTTACGGATTATACCGCTGTGGATGATGATACGGCACCGACAGCAGTGCATACAGCAGATAAAGTGAAGTTCCTATTTATCAAAAATACGGATGGCTCTAATGATGTATATCTTGTATTTGATGCTGGCACTGCTTCAACATCAGCAGGTGATGCTATTAAAGTTCCAGCAAATACTGCTTGGTTTGGTCAACTACCCAATACTACGGTAGCAGATATTCATGCTATTTCTTCTACTTCTACCGTTAATTGTATTGTTGCTGCCCTTTTGGATGATGTAGCTTAATGGAAAATATTCAACAACAAATTGTATCGCTTGATGGAGGATTAATTCTCAATAAAGACCCATTTACTCAACCTCCCGGTTCAGCATTACAGTTACAGAACTTTGAGCCATCTATTAGAGGCGGATACAGAAGGATAAATGGTACAAATAAATATGTACTATTAGAATTTAATGATACTAATTTAGGAACTTCTGGTAAAACAGGTTCAGGAGCTATGCTTCTTTCCGTTATTTTAGGATATAATGTTATAGCAGCAAGAGGTGTTGTATTAGGAAAAGCTACTTCAACCTTTTTTACTGATGATCATACTGATGCAATAACTACATTAACTGTAAATAATACAGCAGGATTTGCTGCTTCTGGTACGCTCTATGCAGGTTCAGAAATAATAACGTATACTGGTAAAACAGCAACAACCTTTACTGGAGCTACAAGAGGTGCTAGTTCTTCAACAGAAGCAGCACATCTTAATAATGCTATTATTTCCACTGGCTGGACTAAGATTGATGAAGCAAGAACATCAGCGAATGCGTACACTTATACTAAGTACAATTTTACTGGTACTGATATGATCGCTATTGCTGATGGTCAAAATTATGCAGCATCTTATGATGGAACTACATATACGCTGCTTAACGGTTCTACTGGTTCTGGATCAGGTACAGCGCCAACAGCAACTGAATCTATATTTGCATTTAGAAATCATATGTTCTTTGCTAAATCATCTTCAGAAGAGCTTGTATTCTCTGCTCCGTTTGCTGAAAATGATTTTACTCCTGCAAATGGCGCAGGAAGCATCCGAGTAAATGATAAGATAATTGGTCTTATGGTCTTTCGTGAAAGGTTATTTATATTTTGTAAAAGTAGTATTTATGTTCTATCTGGAAATAGTATTGCAGATTTTGTAGTAGAACCTATTACAAGAGACATTGGTTGTTTAGATAAATTCTCTATTCAGGAAATAGGTGGTGATCTTATTTATCTTGCTCCTGATGGATTAAGAACCATAGCGGGTACTGAAAGAATTGATGATGTTGAATTAGGAACAGTGAGTAAAGTAATACAAGAACGTATTGATGAGATAGAGTTTGATAATCTTACTTCAGTTGTTATTCGTGAGAAATCACAATACAGACTATTTTATCCGACAACATCGGGTGTTGAAAGAAATCAGTATGGTATTTTAGGAACAATAAAACAGAATAATGAAGGACAAATAGGTTTTCAATGGGCAGATATTATCGGAATAAAGCCAAGTTCTACTGATTCAGAATACATAGCACAAATAGAAGTCGTAATTCATGGTGCATATGATGGGTTTGTATATCAACAAGAAAATGGAATTACTTTTTCTGGGACTAATATGGAAGCAATTTATCGTTCAGCAGACCTTATTATAGGTGATGCAGGAGTAAGAAAAAGTATGCAGCGAGTTATTACAAACTATAGGAGTGAAGGTTCCGTAGATGCAAGATTACTACTAAGATACGACTACGACTCATCAGATACTCCACAACCTGATGCGTATACGGTTAGTGAAGGAGCAGCTACAGCCATCTATGGAAATCGTAGAAGTACTTATGGTCAGGCTGTTTATGGTGAAGGTGGTAATCCACTAACACGACAATCGGTAGAAGGCAGCGGATTTGCTGTTGCTCTTAAAATAAACGAAGATGCTGGATCATCTCCATTTGTATTAAATGGTTTTCAACTAGAATTTACCGCTGGTGGTAGACATTAAAAAGAGGAAATAATGGGCGCAACATACACAAGACAATCTGCAAGTGTAGCCTTTACTGCTGATACAGGACATTCGCATGATGGAACTGCTAATGAAGGTGGAGATGTAACAAAGCTATTAGGTACTGCAATTACTATTGGTGATGCTACTGCCGGTACTGATATTGCTGTTACATTTGATGGTGAAAGTAATGATGGCGTCCTAACATGGATGGAAGACGAAGATCAATTTAAGTTCTCTGATGATGTAATGTTAATTGATAATGAGGCATTAATCTTAGGAACAGATTCAAATATCACTATAAAATATGATGAGGCAACTAATGATGCATTGGAAATTGCTGCAAATGTAGAAGGTGCACCATTAGCTATTGTTCTTAAAGCAGATCAAGGTGATGATGCTGGGGATGAATGGAAAATTAATGTAGCAGATGGTGGTGTTATCACATTTGGTAACGATCTAAATAGTGCCGGTACATACGTTACGCATATGACAATGACGCCTAATGCTACTGTAGCAAATTCAACAGTAGCCTTTGCTGGTGGCATAACTGTTGGAAAAGATGTTTCAATCACTGGCGATCTTACAGTATCTGGTGATGATATTACGATGGGAACCAATACTGCTGGATATATTATGGTTGGTGATGGAACTAACTTTAATCCTGTTGCTTTATCAGGAGATATAACAACAGTAAGTGGTTCTGGATCAGTTACTATAGCAAATAATGCTGTATCTCTTGCTAAGATGGCAGGACTAGCACGGGGTAAACTTATCTACGGTGATTCTTCAGGTGATCCTGCTGCACTAACTGTAGGTTCTGCTAATACGGTACTACAATCAGATGGTACGGATGCTTCATGGGCAACTGTTACGAATGCTATGCTGGCTGGATCAATCGCTGATAGCAAGTTAGCCACAATTAGTACAGCAGATAAAGTTAGCGGTGCTGCTATTCAGGTTGATGGAGCTACTGATGGTAGTAGTATTACTATAGCTTCAACGGATAAGTTTCTAATAGATGATGCAGGAACAACTAAGTATGTTACAGCGGATCAACTCGATTCATATATTACATTATCAGATGTTTGTGCTGATGAGGTAGCAGCCGGTGATACTGCTATTTCTTGGACAACAACATCAGGTACAGTAACTGTTGATTCTCAAGCTAGTACAACTACTATTGATGGACATACTGGTGTAACAATCCAATCAACTAATAGTGGAGATATCACATTAGATTCAATTGCTGATATTGTTCTTGATGCAGGTGGTGCAGATATCAAGTTAAAAGATGGTGGAACACAATTTGGTAATCTTAAAAACAATAGTGGTGAACTAAGAATTACATCTAGTTCTTCTGACACAACCGCTATAACTTTGACTGGTGCAAATGTAGCAGTAGCAGGAACACTTACTGTTGGTGGTGCAGCAATAGTAGATATTGGTTTAGTAGTTGCTTTAGGATAAAAAGGAAAGGTTGATATGGCAAATACATTTAAAGTTATAACTAAGGCAGGAGTGACATCAGCAGATGTAATTTATACTGTTGCAGGTAGTACTACTACAATTATACTAGGACTTATCTTAGGTAATACAACTAGTGGTGCTATTACAGGAACTGTTACTCTTGGAACAGATACTGCTAATAGAGCGGGAGCTAAACATCAGCAGATGTAATTTATACTGTTGCAGGTAGTACGACTACAATTATACTAGGACTTATCTTAGGTAATACAACTAGTGGTGCTATTACAGGAACTGTTACTCTTGGAACAGATACTGCTAATAGAGCGGGAGCTAATAATGAAACTAACCAAGATGTTGAATTGATAACTGCTGGCGCAATTCCCGGCAATAGTTCATTAGAATTACTCTCTGGAAATAAAATAGTCATGGAAACTACAGATACATTAACGGTTACAGGAAGCGGTGCTACAGATATCGTTTTATCAGTTATGGAGATTACATAAATGACTATTCTAGGTAAAGTTATAGGAGGGCCTTCTCCTGCTTCTATTGCTCTTAAAGGAACGGAATTAATTCTGGATGCTGATGCAGATACAACTATAACTGCTGATACAGATGATCGTATTGATATTAAAATAGCTGGTGCAGATGACTTTAAGTTTACTGCTAATAATTTTAATGTACTTTCTGGATCAACTCTTACTATCGATTCTGGTGCTACAATTACAAATAGTGGTACAGCTAATAATTTTGGTACTGATCCAGAAAGTGCCTATGCTGG